TCTATAGACGAGAGAGTACCATTCTGGATTTGGTTTGTAGCTATCTTAGGTTGGTTATTACCTTCACCTTCAGAGATATACAAAGGATTAGGACAATTGTTTATTAACATTAAGAGGTTTATAAAAGAATGACTTACAGGGAAATTATTAATAATGTCTTAAGAAGACTAAGAGAAGATACTATTGACTCAGATTGGACTGGTAGTCTTAATACTAAACCTACAGGAACATCAGACTATCAGGTAATGATTGGTGATTTTGTTAATGACACTAAGAAAGAAATAGAAGATTCTTGGGACTGGTCCGCATTAAGAAGAATAGAAACTGTCTCTACTGTAGCTGATACTCGTACATATAACCTAGCCAGCACATCTCAAAGTACTAGAATTATGACAGTACAGGAGCAGGGGCAGGGTGGTACACTACAAAACGTACCTTCTAGCTGGATTGAAAAGTCACGTTATCCTTCAGAAACTTCTGGTATTCCTAGTTATTTTTCTATTGTAGGAACAAGTGGTGGTTTATTAACAGCTCAGTTATATCCTAAACCAGATGCTGTTTACTCTGTTGACTTTCATCTAACTGACCCACAAGATGATTTAACAGCCGCAGCAACAGTCTTGACAATTCCTGAATATCCTGTTATACTAGGGGTATGGGCCAGAGCTATTTCTGAGCGTGGTGAAGATGGTGGAACTATGACAGATATGGCTCAATTACAATATCAATCAGCACTTTCTGATGCTATCGCACAGGATGTTGGTAGACACTCAGATGAGGTAGTTTGGAATGCCGTCTAAACCGATACAACCACTTGTATTAGACTCTATAGGAACCTATGGTTTAAATAGACAGGCCTCACCGTCTTCTCTTGAACATCAGTGGCTAACATCCGCAGATAATATTATGTTGGATGATAGAGGTAGGATTACTTCTAGACAAGGAATTAAACAACTGACTACTACTATTGGTACTTCAACAAGTAATAGTTATATTGTTAAATCTATTGGTGAATATAAATCTTCTACTGGTAATACTACTTTATATGTCGGTGCTAATGATAAAATTTATAAAGTAAACACAGCTAACACACCATATACTTTAGATGCTCAATCATTCACAGGTACACCACAAACAATAACAGACGGTAATTGGGAGTTCTGTAACTTTAATAATAAATTCTACGGGGTACAAGCAGGGCATAAACCAATCTATTTTGATGGTACTAACTGGATGGACTTAGAAGATACTTCTGGGTTTAACTATCCATCTGGTCTCAATACTTCTACTTTTACTCCTACTTCTTGTCTAGGTGATTTTGGTAGACTATGGGTTGCTGGAATTTCTGGAGATAAAGATAAAATTTATTTTTCTGATACTCTAATTGGACATCAGTTTTCTACAGGAGCCTCTGGTTATTTAGATTTAAAAAGTGTATGGGGTGGTGATGTAATTGTTGCTCTTTCATCCTTTATGGGTAAATTAATAATCTTTGGTAAAAAGAATATTGCTATTTATAATGACCCTTGGGACCCATCAGCTACATCTTTCCAGCTTGATGAATTAATTAAGAACGTAGGTTGTGTAGCTAGAGATTCTGTACAGCCATTAGGTGATGATATTATCTTCTTAAGTAACTCTGGTCTTCGCTCTTTAAATAGAACGATGATTCAAGATAAGATGCCACTGACGGACTTATCTAAGAACATTAAGGATGAGTTAACTGTTCATATTGTTAACGCAGATATGGACCAGGTTAAGGCTCAGTATTGTATCTGTGGTGGTTATTATGTTTTAGCTTTCCCTGATAGGAATATTGTTTATGCCTTTGATTTTAAAGGTATTAATCCTGACCAGACACCACGAGTAACTACTTGGAATTTTAGTACTAAGAAGATGCCAAAGTCTTTCTTATCTACTGCGGAAGGTAAGATGTATGTTGGTAGTGGACACTCAACTTATGAAGGTAGAGTTGGTATCTACTTAGATTATTATGATGTAGAAAAGAATGATATTACAAGTACCTACGGAACATCAGGGGCCTGTACAGGTGCAGGACATACGTGGGAGTCATCTAATTCTAAGTGTTGGGAAACAGTTAATAACACATATCAAGCAGATTTTAAAACAGTATGGTTAGACTTTGGAGATTCATCCAGAGCTAAACTATTAAAGAAATTCTTAGCTGTTATTTCTGGTGGTAAGAGTATGGCGGTGACTATGAATTGGTACAGAGATTATAGTACTGATTTTGATTCAGCTAGTTTTACTTTAGCTCCAACAACAAGTGGCACAAGTTATTTATGGGGCAAGACAGGTGTATCTTTATACTCACCTAAGACTGGTGCAGGTAGTGCGAAATCTAAGTATGCTGTTACGTTTCAACCAAGTGAGTACAAACTAAATCTTACTAAATCAGCAAAGGTATTAAGAATGGAAATGAGAGGAACAGTTAAAGGATTTAAAGCGTCATTACAGAATATGACAATATGGGCTAAACAAGGGAAAATACGATGAGTGATTATAATATACAAGTAACCTGGTCAGGTAAAGATTCACTAGCTGACTCAGACCCAGATAAAGTAATATCTGGTGGTGATTTTAATACTGAGTTCACAGCAGTAAAGACAGCTATTAATTCAAAAGCAAATATTAATGGTGATGCGTCAAACGATTTTAGTGCCACAACACAGGTAGCTGGTAACAGTACTACAAAGGTAGCTACTACAGCGTTTGTAGATGCAGCAAACAAGGCATTTGCAGAAACTGTAGTTGATAAAAGTGGTAGTTTTTCAGCAGATAAAACTGAAGGTACTGTTTATGATATAACTGGAGCAGTAACTATTACTGTGCCATCAGCATCTTCTTCATATAGTGGTGTTTACTTTGTATTCTCATACTCCGCTCCACCAACTTTTAGTGGTACTTTACTTTGGAAAGGTGGTTCAGCACCTACATTAACAGGTAGGGGTATTGTAACTATATTTTGTGATGCTCATAGATGGTTAGCAGTAAGAACCTCGGATAATATGTCGTGAGTGGATTAGCTACACATCTATTTATTCAACCTGGTCTTATGGCTATACCAGCAGTAGTTACTCATACTGCTTCTAATGATATTGAGAAGAGTGATATTGTTTCTACTTGGACTGCTCCTGGTGATGGAACTATATCTGTAACCGTTAATGGTAACTCTGACCTAAAAACATCAACTGGGTGTCAGTCAACTGGTTGTACCACTTGTACCAGTGGTAATCACTGGGGGTCGGCAACATCTTCATTTGCACCTACCTCTGGCTTTGGTTCTACAGTAAGTGCGGTAGGTGGTAGGTTTGAGAATAACAGTTGTGCTGATTGTGGTCACGAAGCTGGGGCAGGTGGTACTGGTTGTAACTACGGTACTCAGCAATCACTAGGAACTGCGAATACAACTACTTATACAGTAGTTGAAGGCGATACAGCAACAGTAACTATATCAAAATCATACTGGGGTACTTACGCCAGTGGTGCAGATAGTGGCGGTTATGGTAGCTCATCAGAGTACCCAACAATAGTAGTAACTTATACAAGTATATAATGAAAGATTTAGAAAGAACAGCTTAACTAGTGGCCAGAACAAATAAACAAACAACTCCTGGTCTTTTTAATTGGCTAGAAGAAGAAGAGAGTATGCCAGAGTGGGACTATTCTCGTGACGGATATCCACCAGGATATTTCGGTGAACCTAATGAGGGTCTCTTTAGTGGTTTATTTACACAGCCCTTATTTTTTGGAGCTGATGCTGTAGCTAGAGGTGGTTGGTCTAGTGATTATCCTCGTTATAGAAACGCAATAGATGAGTGGGCACAACAGTTCCCCGCACCTGAAAAAGAAGACTACTACGTTACAGATGATTATGGTAATGTTTTCTTTGACGAGGACTCGTGGCATAACGCACTATCTTTAAGAACATCGGAATACCCATACTTATAAACTTAGAAAGAAAGGAGAATATATAATGACAATAGCACCACATAGTTTTATAAAGAGGTTAGATAAGTATCTAACTAAGTTAATATTTAAACCTTTCTTGGGTGATTTATTTAATAGTCTCTTAGGTGCTGGTAAAGGATTAGGTAAGGCAGAAGACTGGGCTAATAGGACTATGACTGAAGCTGCTCCTTGGAATATTTCTGGTCCTTTCGGAAACATAGGTTTTGATGCAGAAACTAGACAAGGAACTTTTGGTTTAACTCCTGAACAACAAACCCAGTCTGGTATGTTCACTAGTATGATTCAACCCCAACTAGATTATGTTAACTCCTTAGGTGCTGACCCTTTCCAAGCAGGTACTCAAATATATAACCAGATGGTAGACGCTACTCAGCCTGGCTTTATGGACCAATACCATAGCTTAGAGTCAAGAGGTGAAGCACAAGGCAGAGGTGGTCTAGGTATGTCAGGTAGAGGTAATCCACAGATGCAAGCTTTATTTGAAGCAAGAGAAAGAGCTAAGAGTGGTATGATGTCTGATGCACTTGGTATCTCACAGCAACTACGGACTGGTGGTATTAACACAGCTATGGGTTTATTACAGCCACAACAACAACAGTACAGTAACCTAATGCAACTCGCTAATCTAGGTCCTAGTATTGGCCAAGGTATTGGTTCTCTTGCTTCACAACAAGGACAGGTTATATCAGGTGCTTACGGTGCTAACGATAAGATGCTGGGTGATATAGTCGGTTCAATTGCTGGTGGCTGGGCTCAAGGTAAGGCAGCATCAGATGAGCGTCTTAAAAAGAATATCAAACAGGTAGGTATTCTTTCCTCAGGTATTAAACTTTATACTTGGGAATGGAATGACATAGCTAAAAAGTTAGGTATTAATCCACAGAATACTTTTGGTGTTCTTGCCCAAGAAGTTAAGAAGATTATTCCTGATGCAGTTATTAAATTTAGTGATGGTTATTACAGAGTTGATTACTCTAAGGTGGCATAATGGCATTTCATACATCATCAGGATTATTTAAAACAGCAGGACAGGTAGCTGCTGAACAACGTGCTAAACAATTTAAAGGCACACAAGGCTGGGAATCTGTCGGTGTTGGTCTAGGTCGTTTATTCAGTGGACCTTCTGACGCAGAATTAAAATCACAACAATTAAATACTATAGGTGATGACTTAGTTAAGGATTGGGATGCTACACACCCAGTAGAAGATAACTGGAATAGTAAGCCTTATCTTGAACAACTAATCTATAGTGAAGATGCACTTAGAAAAAAAGGTTATGGTGAAGAAGCCAACGCTTTGTATGACGAGTATCTTAAACGGAGTAAAGAAGAACGTGCTATAGCTGCTAATGAGCGTGCTGAAATTTCTGGATGGCTTGCTATGGATGCTAATCAGCGTGCTAAAATAACTTCTGATATAGCTCAGGCTAAAGAAAAAAGAGCTGTTATTAAAGCTGGCCTACCTCCTGAACCTCATAAACCTGCTCAAATAACTTCTGAAGCGATGAAGGAAGTATCAGAAGATATTAATACGTGGATGGATAACGCAAATACAACATTAGGTAGTTATGGTTGGAAAGATGAAGCTGGAGCTAAAAGGAAAAT